AAAACGTGAAGAACTTTCAATTAGTGCTTCAAAAACAATAAAAAAAGAAGAGGTTGAAATTACGGTGTCATTTAATTAATAAATAATATGAAAATTGAAATAATATATAGTATATAAAATATATATTATACCATTTTCATATTAAACTATATAGTATTATAATAATATAATATGTCTAATACGCACATTATCAGGAGCACGAATGATGATAGTGATGACTATGACGATAGCGATGATTATTATAATTTAATTGATGGAAATAAAAATATTAAACAATTGTCGCGTGATACAAAAGTAATAAAGCAATGTAAGAATGAAGATAAAGAGAGAGAAGAAAAAAAGAAAAAACAAAAAAAAAAAAAATTAAGAAAAATAAAAATTGAAGAAGGAAAAAAACAACGTTTATTTGAAAGCAATCAAAGAAAATTAATGAAAAAAAAAGAAACACTCAATACTACTACATCATCATCATCATCCCTAATAAATACAAATAATAATGATGAAGAGGAAGAAGAAGTGATTGATGATTGGGAGTCCTTATGTATGTAAATAATAAATAATAAATGACAGATAAAATCATATTACATAAGTTTTGCTATTTTTTTTCCTAAAACTAATGATAATAATATAATTACAGCTATAATAACACTGCTACTTAAAGGAACTTGGGCATGATGAACCAGCATATGTATTAATTGACTAAAAAATGATAATTTACCCGCACCATTTGGTGGTTTAATTTGAGTTGGTGTTGCAAAAGGGCTAATAATTTTGGGTAAAATTAAATTAATAAGTATACCAACTAAAACAATAAAAAATGTTTCTGTTTTAAATATTCCTTTCATAATTATTCGGTTAATATATATATATATATATATATATATATATATGATATTAAACTATAAAAAAAAACTTTTAATATCCCAAATAATAAGAATTGTCATAACACTTATAATACTGTATACGTTGAATATACCAATATTTATTAAAATACCACTAATTATATTAACAGATTCTATAGATTGTGGTATACCTCATTATTTATTTGATAAATGGATAAATTGTAATACAAATATATATCAAACTACTGATAAAATAACAGATATTGTGTGTTATACATTATTATTGGTTTATATACTTAAATATGGTGGTCTTTCTTCTAACTATAATTATTTATTAATATTATTATTTATATACAGGTTAATAGGCACATATCTTTTTTTAATTAAGAAAAATAGAACATATTTATTTTATTTTCCAAACTTTTTTTTAGAAATATGTTTTGGATTAGTTTTAATAAATAACTTTTTAATACTAAAAAATTATAAAGAATTTATTTTAATAGCTATTGTTATATATAAAATTATATTAGAGTATTATCTGCATATTTACAAAAATACAAAAATAATGTAAAAACATAAAAAGAAAATACACAATTTACGTATAGTAAGTATACGGCATTAAAATATTTGCTTTATCTTCACAACGTTTAAAAAATTCAGCAACACTTTTTTCATCGGCACCATATATATATATATATAAATATAAAAATATTAATTTATAATTAAATTGATTTATATTATTGTTACGTTTATAATATAAACGCAGTAATAGTATAAACGCAGTAATAGTATAAACGCAGTAATAGTATAAACGCAATAATAATATTAGTAATTTTTAATAAGAACAAACAAGAAGAAATTTATATTATAAGTGAATAATGACATTATTAGATAAAAAAAAATCTAATGATGGGCATTTATTAAACAATACAGTTCCTGTATTTAATATAGGTTTACCGCATTCTTCATCCAACAATAAAACCAAAAAAATTAAAAAAACAAATGTAGATAAAAAATCATTATGGGATAAATTTGATAATAGTATTAATAATATTTCAAATGATAATACTATATCCCAAATTGAATGTGTCTTTTTAAAAAAAGATGAAAAGGAAAAATGTGATTGTTGTGATTATCCGCTATTTATTAGTGATGAAGGGTTTTTAGTTTGTACGAATAAAACATGTGGTGTTATTTATAAAATAATCGATCAAACCGCTGAATGGCGGTTTTATGGTGCAGATGATAATAATTCGGATGACCCAACACGATGTGGTATGCCAATAAATCCTTTATTAGAACATTCGTCCTATGGTTGTAAAGTAATATGTCCAGCAAAAACAAGTTATGAAATGAGAAAAATACGACGATTTACAGAATGGCAAGCAATGCCATACAATGAAAAAATGCGATATGATGAAGGACAACGTATTAATGCTTTAGCAAACGAAGGAGGAATTCCCAAAATTATTATTGATGATGCAATGCGGTTACATAAACGTTTATCAGAAGCAAAATCATTTCGCGGATTAAACCGTGATGGTATTATTGCTGCGACAATTTATGTTGCAGCTCGTGTAAATGATTACCCACGAACCGCTAAAGAGATTGCAAATATATTTCATTTAGATACAACCAGCGCAACAAGAGGATGTAAAAATGCAGTTTCAATTATTAATGAACTTGATTATGATTTAGAAAGTAAAGATAAGATTTCTTTATGTAAGACAACTCCGCTATCTTTTATTGATCGTTTTTGTAGCCAATTAAATATTAATGCGGAATTAACAAAATTATGTAAATTTATTTCACAAAAAATTCAAAATAATAATTTAATACCCGAAAATACACCAAACTCAATTGCATCGGGTATCATTTATTTTGTATCGCAGAATTGTAATTTAAATATTACAAAAAAAAGTGTTCATAGGATTAGTGAGGTAAGCGAGGTAACAATAAATAAATGTTTTAAAAAATTAGATGAATTAAAAGATCAATTAATCCCTCCTAAAATTAAAGAAAAATATGCTTTTAGACCCTATATTAAATAAAATCAAAAATTGAAATGGTAAACCTTTTATATTTAATAACACTATACAACGAAAAACCTAATAAGGAAATAACGAAATGCATAAATTAGTTGATATGACAGACACCTATTTTGTAACTACCCCAACAAAAAAGTCGGGACCGTGTGATAGTTGCAATACATATGAACCACTTATTAAGATTGAATCATCCACGCATTGTGCGGATTTATGTGAGAATTGTCTTAACACTACGCCGATTATTGAATGGACATCTATTGCAACACCCATTAATAATGTATCAATGTTGATGGGGTGGATTATATTGGTATTAATTATTGTATGTGCTATTTTCGGATAGTATAAAAATATAAGTATAAAAATATAAGTATAAAAATTAAAAATAATTTAGTTTATTTTTTCTCTTCGTTTTAGTTTTTCTCTTCGTTTTAGTTTTTCTCTTCCTCTTAGTTTTACTCTTCCTCTTAGTTTTAGTTTTTCCAACTATTTGTTTTATTTGTTTTCCACCAATAGATGGTTCATCCACACTTATAAAATGAATAGTTATAGTTGAGTCAGCAGCTATGCTTACAACCAAAAATCCATAGGATGACGTATGTGCTTTTATTTTATAATTTAATGTCATGTCATCCTTTATACGTATTCTTGCTTCTGTAACGCTCTTAATTGCAGATTTATCTTTAACTCCAGTAAAAGCAGGATCATATTTTTCATTATAGTCATCATCTAAATCAGCACCACCCGTCCCTGCAATATATTGGTTGACATCCATATCATTAATGGAAACTACTCCTTGTTGATAATTATGTATATCGGCACATAAATAAAAAAAGGATTCAGCGTGTGGTTTAATTACATTATATAATAGTTCATAAAGTTCAATGCGATATGAATCAATGCCTCCTTTCATTTTCATCTTTCCTTTTTTTTCTTTCATTTTTTGATTTTTAAATCCCATAAGTGGGTGATGAGCACATATAATTATATTTTTATATGATTTACCCTTTAAAAATGTGCTTATTAAGACCTCTTGCTTTTTTTGCAAAAAATCTATAATTGCTTTATTTGTTATTAAGTTTTCATCTACTATTCCATTTATAAATTCATTATAGCAAACCGGATTTTCATCGGTATAAATATTGGAATCAATCATGATTATTAATGTTTCTTGTTCGGGTATTTCTTTAAACATTGTTAGATCATATGGAAAATGTATTTTGTTTTTTTTAATCGCATTAATCCGTTCAATAAAATCTTTTTGCATACCAATTGTGTCACAACCTTTTTCAGTGTATTCAATATCATGATTACCGATTAATAAAAAAATCTCTTTATCTGTTTTATTTAAACAGTCAAACCCTTTAATTAAATCATCATTATTTACACTTTTATTTCCTTCTTTATCTTTATCCTGATAATAATTATCACCATTTACAATAAAAAAATCTATGTTAGGTTGTTCAATGGCTAAAGAAATAACTTTATCTATTCCCGACCCCTTTGCACAACCATTTTTATTCCAACATCCAAAATTAATAAAGTTGGTCATTATTATATAGTATTATTATTATTATTTTTTAACTGGTCTTATTTTTTAACTGGTCTTATTTTTTAACTGGTCTTCTAATTGTTTTCCTGTAATATGGGTTTGATATTGTAAAATATCGTGAATTGAAATATAATGATCTTCTATGCACATACCATGTTCTTCAGGATTAAGTAAATAGTTAACACAAAATTCTACTGTTAGCAATTGTGTGGTTAATAAACGTTTTAAGCCCAATCTATCAATATTATATTCCAGCGTATTACAATCATATTTTTTATACATTAGTTCATGATGTTGTATGACTTCCATATTATATTATTAATATTATATTATTAATACTTTGTTATTTAATACTTTGTTAGTTAGTAATTGAATTCAATTTATATTTATATCGCATTCAAGTAAATATGTTACATTTTAGTTTTATTTTTTTGTAATTGCTCTTTTACGTTTAGAAGAATCACCATTCGTTGGATTTTTAGGACAAGTGCCATCACCAATAAAATACAAATATCCATAATTTTCCCATTTATCTAATACATCCTTGATTATTTTAATTAAATTACTATCCATTATAAGGTAAGGTTTATTTGTTAACGTTTCATTTTTCCATATTCGTTTATTGGCAGGATTATTCAAAATTTCTTTTATTATTGTACCTACGAATTTTTTATTTGATAATATATTTCTATACATGGCAATCATATCTATTTGTTTTTTTTTTTGGTCTTTTTTAATAGGGATTTTTAAATAAGTTAGTAAAGAATACGATTGGCATAATGTATCATTTTTATTTTTGGCTAAATCTTGATCATCGTTGTAAACACTACAAATAATGTCTTTACTTTTTTTATCTGTTAAAGTATGATGATGTGAATCTACAAATACGCCCACACCTGGTTCAACGCTCATTTGATATTGTTTATTTGGAAAAACCTCAGTAATTATTTCTCTTACAGATTGGTCACCAAATATTTGGTTAATATATGTATAATGTTCAAACGAAAACTCTTTTAATTTTTTATTAGTGCATTCCATAATAATAAATAATATATATAATAGTATATTATACTTATTATATTTAATATCAATTATTATATTATATATTATATTACTATGAAATTTTTTAATTTATATCGGCAATACATACACAATCCATAAAATGATATAAGTAAGTAATTTATATTGCATTTATTTTTAAATTAGTGCATTTATTTTTAAGTATAAAATCTTCTTTATTTATTTCGGATTTAAATTTATATTGGCAATTGTGATCTTCGGCTAATCGATGCAAAGAACAATAATGATTGTTACATTTACATTTGCAAAAGATAAGTTCAACTGAATTTATTTTTTTTTGACAATGATAGCATTTACTCATTTTTATTAAATTTATTTTAGGACCTTATAAATAATATATAATAAAATTAATACTTATTAAATCAATTTTTATTATATATTATTATTGATGGGTACATACATACATACACTTCAAACCAAATTATCTTTCAATATCAAAAGAACAACACCGACTAACCCGTAAATAGTCCATACATTTTTAGGTAATCCAACATTAAGTAAATTTAAAATAATGATAATGATAGCAAAAACGCCATAATATAGTTTTAAATTATCCATAAACATATTATATATTATAAATATATAAAAATATTATGAATTAATAAATTAATTTCTCTCTTATGAATGTTTATCTTTAATTTGTATCACTCTTTTCGGGTGTAGAAACCGGGTCAATCTTTTTAATTACAATATTATCACTTTCAAATAATTCTTTACGGACTTCAGAAATAGTGCTTGTTTCACTTGTAACTGCATCAGTAGTGGCGGTTCCTTCAATTGTAACAATATTCTCATCATCTTTATTTTCCTCATTCTTCTTATTTTCAGCAATTGCCTTTTCCTTGTTATCACGAACATACTTGTCAAATTCAGCCTTGGCCGATTGTTCGTTACTATTCTTTTCTTTCATTAACTGATTTAGGGTTTCTTCAAGATACTCTACGCGACCGGTTTTATACGCATCGGGATGAAAAGGAATCCAAGTTCCAACTGGTCCTACAAATACGTCATGATTCGGGTCGGCCTCACGCAGTAACTTGCAACGCATCTCAGCCTCTCCTTGCGATGAATAACAACCACGAATTTTAAAGCCTCGTACATTTGTTTGAAAGTTGTTTAATTTATTAAACTCTTCTTCTAACTTTTCTTCGGTTTTATCCAAAAAGTTTTTATAATCGTCCTTCATATTGGTCTTAAAAATATTCGTTCTTTCTTCTTTACAAAAATCTTCTAAATCGCTATACAATGTATCAAACTTAACATTATACTTGGTGCTTACAAAATGCATAAATTGGGTGAATTTCTCAACCGATTTAGCCATATCCCATTGTTTAATATATTGTTCAAAATAATAATGTTCTTTTTGTTGAATAATTTCTTCGGGTGAGATAAATGAAACACAAGTAAACTTTTGCCCCGCAATCGGCTTATCTTCTTCTAATAAATCTACATATTTAGGGTTTTCGGACCCATCTAACTTAAGTTTACGCTCTACACTATGGTTCGCAGCATTAAAGGCATCTTCTTTTGAAATACTCGTCATGATACTGAATTATATAATTATATAATTATATATATTTTTAAGTAATTTAATGGACAAATACATATATATATTATTATATAATTTGAAAAATTATAATAAATTATTTAGCCAATTGTAATATTTTAAGCATTTAGGCATTTAGGCATTTAGGCATTTAGGCATTTAGGCATTTAGGCATTTAGGCATTTAATTTAATTATTTAGTCGTTTGTATATTTTTGTATATTTTAATTTATAAATAATAATAAAAAAATTTTCTTCGTTATTATTATAATATGATTAATATAGATTTTAAGATTTTTGGTATTGATATCAATGAACTGATAAAGAATGCTTTCAAGTATTTTGTTGAAGGTTTAATGGTAGCAATTGCTGCCTTTGCCATCCCCAAGCGCAGTCTTAACTTAGATGAAGTTGCTATGATTGCCTTAACTGCTGCCGCTACCTTTAGCATTTTAGATACCTTTTTACCCTCCATGGCTCCTAATGCCCGAAGTGGCGCTGGAATGGGTATTGGTGCTAATTTAGTTGGATTCCCCGGTGGTCTTTAAATTTTAGACTGATTAAATTTTAGACTGATTAAATTTTAGACTGATTAAATTTTAGACTGATTAAATTTTAGACTGATTAAATTTTAGACTGATTAAATTTTAGACTGATTAAATTTTAGACATATAATAATTATTAATTTTATGTTAATAATTATTGTGATACAAGTAGTGGTCATGTGTTGGTTTTATTTTTTGATATTTTTTAATATATATATTATTTTTCGTATATATATATATATAAATGCCACGTTATAAATGTCCCAAAGGGACAAGAAAATGTATCACTGGTAAATGCGTAAAAAAAACATCAATTAAAACAGTACGTTGTAAAAAAGGGACACGTAAATGTGCCAACAACCGATGTTATCCAACAAATTATAAAAAAAGTGAAGCTGCCAAAAAAATCCAAAAAACATATCGTAATTATATTGATAGTAAATTAAAGAAAAAACCATTAAAAGAACAAGTAGAACATTTCAATAAAATCCAAGATAAATTTATATTTAAATTAAATGGAAAAAAAATTATTATTATTACAAATGATATTCAATCCAATCATTGTGCTATAATTAATATTGAATCACCAACTCATATATATTTAGATATGCTATATAAATGTGGAGAGAGTTCCGGCACCCAAGTTATAAAATTAATAGAGAAATTTGCAAAAAAATATGGTTATAAAAAGATTGAATTAGAAGATGATTCACGTATTTATAGTGAAAAAACAAAATTTAGACCAAAAAAAGGTGGTTATTGTATGATATGGTTGCCTATATTACAAATACTATCATCAGGAACAACGTGGTATAATAAATTAGGTTATAAATCACCATATTACAATAACGAAGTAAAACACAATGAAGCAATTATTAAAACCCCATTTATTAAATTTATGAAAAGTGTGGTTGGAAATATACGAGATGAAGATCCACGTGCTTCTTCATTCGAAAGTTTAATAGAAGGCATGTATCTTTTTGTTAATAAAGATGAATCATCTATTTCAGTGAAAGATTTATTTACAAAGGTGAATAGAAAATTGAGGAATGAAGAGTTGATATGTGGTGATGGGAAACACCCTGAATTAGATTGGTATTTAGATATCGAAAAGTTTTTGGTAGATAGAGGAGCTGTTGTAAATAATATATCAAAAGTAAATCCTAATAATATTATGTATTTGAGAAATTCAGGAATGTTTAAAACTACTCAAATAAAACATATAGAGTAGATTATATAGTAGGAATAAACTCCCATCCCAATTCCATACAAATATTTTTCCATATTTCATCTTGTTCAATGCGCTTTACTCTATCTTTTAGCATTGGAAAATAGGGTAAAAACACAGTTTGGTCGAGCAGTTCACATAATTTGTAGATAGTATAATAGTAATTTAAAAAATTTACTCTATCATCGGGACAATATTTTATATAGGGTCCTTGAATATCCATGAATAAATTACATAGTGTATCTTCTAATTCAGGTGTCATTATTGGAGGTTTAATACCCAAACGATCCTTTATAAAAGGTATATGTTCATAATATTTATTATATCCCAAATTTTTTAAAATTTCTTTAGCACGCCGGTTATTAATTTGTGAAATATCTAATCTTTCTTTCTTAATTTGTAATTTTATATTTTCAATTATTTCATCAGGTATTTGTGTTGATTCTTTTGCTTGGAATTGAGCCAATATCTCTCTAAAATGATTAATTCTTTTATAAGCATAAAAACAAACTTCTTTAGGAGGATCCTTATACGATGGTTTATCGTTTTCAATTAAATATTTTATAATTTTATTACAGTTATTACATAATAAAATACCTTCATATTCAATTGGAATCATCTCTCCTTTATTACAATAAGAACAAATATCTGTTTGAATAATAAATTTATTAATATCTAAAAAGGTTTCATCGATGTTTATTAAATATTTTTGTAAATTATTAATTTCATTATTATTATCATTATTATGATCATTATCATTATCATTATCATTTGCATTGTCCGTATGATTATTATTAAAAAAATTATCTAATAATGTTGTTTTATTATTGCCTTTACATATTGTTTTTTTTTCTTCAAAATACTCAAAAACATATTGTGAGTTTTTTAATAAATAGTCTTTTTCTTTATTTTTTAATTCTCTAATTGTTTTTTTTATTTCATTAATTTCATCCATTATATTCATTTTTTCTTCTATTTTGATTTCATTATTATTATTCTTCAGATAATTGTTTAGTTTAATTTTTTTTTTTCTTAAAATTGGAATTTTACTCATTTCATTTTTAAAATTATCAATGATTTCTTTATGTTTATTATCAAGAGTCGTCGTAGATTTTGTATCTAAAATACATTTTTTATTATTTTTAGGTTTAAATGCTGGCATGAATGAATGAATGAAGAATATTGGTTATAATATACTCTATAATATAGATATTAAAGGTAAAATTCATTTAATATTTAATTTTTAATATGATATTAAATATGATATTAAATACAATTCGTATTTTGGATAAAATAAGTATTTCATTAAATATTATATGAAAAATAACTATTTAAAGATTTTGAATAATTACTATACAAATGAGCGGTAAAGAAAATGAAATACAAGAAGTTACTTATATATCTCCAAGCAATCAATGTTTACAACATATTGTAAAATTAGCTGTTGTTGACGACAAGCCAATTATGTTGGATTATTGGACTGACTCCCAAGACAATAAGGTTTTAATTGGTATTAGAGAGAGTGGAGAAAAATTATTGGTTAAGAGCGAGGCAGAATATACATCTCCTATTGAAAAAATCTACAAGGTTGAATCCGAATATATTATTGTAACCGAAAATTCATTATATATCGTGAGTTCAAATATTCCCACTAAACGTATTTCTTAAATTTTATTTTACCTTAATGGAAAAGTTACATTAATACGTAATTAATTATATTACATCAACGAGTTATAATATAATTATTATTTTTTATTATTTTTATTATTCTATATAGCCGCCAATATCATTCATATCATCGTCTTCTAATATCGTATAATTATTATAATTAGTGTAATCATCATATAACATATATTCTTCGTCTTCGTTATTTTTTTTATTTATTGGTAAATTATCACTATCACTATCAACTAACATTTTATCTATATATCTATATAATCTATTAATGTCAAGTTTATTAATTTCATATGGATCCATTAAAATATAAATATCGTCTAATGAAGACTTATTTCTTAAGGATATAAATAAAGAAATAATATCTTTTTTATCTAAACTTAATTTTTGCCCTATTTCTTGAATAAATAAATAATTATTATATTCGGTACTATATTTTGTTAATACCTTGGTAAAACGTATATGTGATTTATTTGGTTCTTGCTTAAATACTGCATTATTCATGTTTGGATTCATGTTTGGATTCATGTTTGGATTCATGTTTGGATTCATGTTATTAATTGCATTATGATATAAATTATTATTATGGAATGTTTTAATTAATGAACTCATTTCATTAAATTGCCAAATTTGTTTTTGAAATGTAATACGGTCAATATAATCTGCAAAACAGATATTATCTAAAATTTTTAGATAAAGTGGAACAGATAATTCATTATCATATTTTGAGATATAATCAATTATATTTTCATGCCATAATAAACCTACAATTGTGCGATCAGTATCATTCATTATTTTTAAATGATCTTTTATATTGTAATTTGTTTTGATGATTGATTGTGTAATATCTTTGACATTATTATTGTATGATTTAACATTAAAAATATTTTCTATGTTATTAATTAATATACAATTATTTATTTTATAAATTTTATAAATTTCATTTACCTTTCTAAGATCCCCTTGTATATAATTAATTAATTTTTGTATAATAATATCTTCATTTAAATTAGGCATTAAATAATTAATTATTGTTTTTATTTGATTGTCTGTTGGTTTTTTTAATTCAAATGTATTGCATACCTTCATAAGTTCATTGATTTTTTTATCGGTGTAATAATTACTTATACATATTAATGGCATTTGTATCCTGTCTTCTAATTTTTGTTTTTTTGTTTTTTTTGGACGTATTAATTTAATTAGTGAGGTAATCCCTCCTTTATCGCCATTATTCATGCCGTCAATTTCATCCATCATAATTGCAATTAATTGGGTTTTTTTATTAAATAAACTAATTATATTTTTGTCAGACATATTATCTTTTTTTAATGTTTCTATTACATTTTTATTTCTTATGTCACTTGTATCATATTTAATAATATCGTAATTAATACTATTGAGTAGCTGTATAACAAATTCGGTTTTTCCACAACCAGGTGTGCCGTATATATAAATACCGCGCTTATAAGTAATGTTTTTTTTATCCGATTCATTATAATGAATGATATCTTTAATTGATTGAATTAATTCTTCTCTCTCAAGTATTTTATTTAAATTTAATTTTTCCATAATTGTTAGTTAATATAGTATAATAATTCTTTAATATTTTGAATAAAATATAGTATAGTATAGTATATTTTATTATTTCTTTTTATACTATTATTTCTTTTATACTATTTGATATTTTTATACTATTTGATTAATATTTTTTATTTATAATATTTACAATTTTTATAACGAACCCAGTAAATTAATAAAATAAATAAAAGAAATGAACTCAAAGAAAAACAATTTTGTATTACCTGATTATATTTTTAATTTAACTTATAAATTAAAAAATTTTAATGAAAAAAAAATAGGTCATTCCTGTGAAGATATAGAAAATTTATTTTGGAATGATATTTGTTTATTATTAGATGACCCAAATAAAAAGGCAATATTAAGTAACTGGGAGTACGGAAAATCATTTTTTTTAACTGAGCGAACGCATGAAAACGGAAAAATTGAATTTACCTCAAAAACGTGGGAACAAAGTTTTATTTTATATTTATTAATGCTGCTATTTCATAAATGAATGAATTATTTTTTATAAAAATTGAAATACTTTAATTCATTCATAAATAGCAGCATTAATATACAATTCGTCTCATTAATTGTCCAATAACCAACGAAAACAATGGCGACAATTGCTGTTTATAACACAGAGATGACTCACCCTCCCGCACCATACATTCCTGAAGAATGGGAAGCCCGCGCGCAATGGCGTTTTTACCCTACCGGTAAAGATACCTACATTCCTCTTTACAAATCTCCTGCCCCACCCCACATCACACAATCTACATACCTGACCGATAACAAATGTATAAATAATACTTCATTTAAAAATGAAGTATTAGATCGTATTGGTTCTTTGGTAAGTGATATGCCGAAATATCAAAGTATGTTTGATGAAATAATGACGCATTTTACAATTGATGGTGTATTAACATTTCTGAGAAGCATTGATAAAGATAGTGATTTTAAACGTTGTAAGTATCGTAATGTCTATAGTGTTTATTTTGATGAAATTGAAGAAATGATTTTTAGATTAGATGAAGGTGAATATTAATTATATATCTATGGTATGTATGTATCTATGGGTTTAAAATACATTAGGCAAATAACGTGCCTGGGCATTATCATAAGTGGTTACTTTAAAAGTAGCATCAGTTCCTTCAATTTTTACAATATCACCATCATTTAACATTTGACATCCATATTCATTTAGACAATTCTTATTGTTTGAATTGTATATTGGTAATTTTAATAACAATGAACTGTTTTTATCATTAATTGTATAATAATTCCAGTTATTTCTATTAATAGAACGTCCGATTAACGGTAAGGTAGATTCTGTGTCACCTATTCTTGTAAGTATACCAATAGTTGTATATTCCGATAATTCTCCTTGTGTTCGTATATTTATACGATTATCTACTAAAGGAGCTGTGTATGGATTATTTAAAATACCGCCTGTTTGTTGTTGCTGGAATTGCGGTTGCTGGAATTGCGGTTGCTGGAATTGCGGTTGTTGTTGTTGTTGTAGTTGTTGCTGGAATTGCGGTTTTGTATTTATCACATAATATAAAAAAAATACAAGTATTACCAATAATAATAAAAATAATAATGTGGATAACGAATTGCTAAAAAAACCAGGTCGTCTATTATATTTTCCCATTTACTTTATAATAATATGTAATATTTTATTTTATTTTTATTTTTATTTACAATGCGATTTGTTTGGGAAATCTTTAACTTAATTTGAGTTGGACAAAGAATTGTCTCTCCCACTTTTATTTGTTTTACATTAATATATTATTTTATACAATGCAGCTAAAATTCCAAAAATGGTATATCCTATAAAATATTTAATTGTGTTTTTATTATGGGGAATATTAAAAATAGAAAAAATATGATTAAATTTTTTTGTTTTTATCCAATTACATCTTGTGTTTTGCATTACTGTAAAATAACATAAACCATTATTAACCGACCATGAAATAATTGTTCCAATAGTCATAAAAATATACAATATTAACAGTTTAATATTTGTTAACATCCAACCAAATATAATAAACACACTTATTATATGATGAAACGAAATAATTCCTAATATTTCAATCTTATCATTTAATGATTTTTTAGAACGAATACATTTTATGGTTTCCTTAGTAAAAAAAACATCAATTATAAATTCAAATAAAAAAAGTCCTATAAATAATATTTTTGTATTAATAAACATTATAAGTTATTAGATTATTTATTGTATATTTATTGTATATTATATATAAATATATTTATATATAATTTAATTCATAGTTCCTTATTTTATTTTTATTTACAATAATTTTTGACGAACGCGCATAAGATTATTAAAGGTAACAGGAGGGCTACCTCGGGTAAAGTGGGTTAATTTTGCTCTTTTTGTTGCTAATAATACTTTTTTAAGTTCTTCGTTTTGCGAGAATTTAGCATACATCGCATCCTCCATTTCTTTATCACCGCGTCCATTAAAGAAATCACCATCAGCAGTTATATTTTTAGGACGTATTAATTTGTCATTAAATTTACCTGTTTTTCCGCCTACCGATTTTGCCATCAAAACATTTTTTGATAATTCCGAATTTGAATCCAAAGAGAATTGGAGATAAAATTCAGGATTATTTTTTTTAAATTTTGATCCTTGATAATAATGTTCAACACTTAACCATTTATGTCCATGTAAAACAAATGGACTCTCCCAAAAATTTGATAACATTTTACGCCAAGAAAGAATACCTTTTAGTTCATTATAGACAGCAATGCCTTCTACCCCAAGTTGTTCTCCTGCTCCCTTACCCGGCGCAGGTTTATCATTTGATTTAGAATAAAACTGAAAAACTGTTCCATTTGAAGTATATAAATCACTTTGCATTATTGGTTGTTTTTCAGACGTGCTTGTTGTTGTTTTTGTAACATCAGATACACTTTGGGAGGTTGTTTGTTTATTTGTGTTTGTTTCAAATTTAAATTTTAAATCAAGAAATTCAGGAATGATAGAATAAGGTCCAGCGATTTTTTCTAAACATTTATCTACAATAAGCTGTTTAATGTCATAAGGTAATTCTACATAAGAAAATATGCGGTGTTTTTTATAAGTGATTAATTTATAATGATTTTGTCCGTGATTTATAATAATATAATGGGAAGGATTAAACTGTCCTTGTTTTTCTAATTCAGTATCATTTAATTGTCCGCATTGTAATACGTGAGCTTCGTCTTCTTCGTCATAAACATCCTCGGATAAAATAATTAATTTGATATTTAAAACTCTTTCTAATGTTGTAATCGCCCAAGTATCTCCCCAAAATTCACACGTTTTTATTATTTCTTTTAATTTTGGTAAAGTAGTAACATTTTTCATAAATTCAAATTCGGTTAATATTATTTTTAAATTATTACTTAATCGTTTTGTTTCTTTATGTTTTTTTTGCAATTCTTCAATGCGTGTAAGTAATTGTGATTGAAGTGTCACATCTTTGGTTTGTTTTAATTCTTCTTTTAATTTTTTATGCCTGGAACCAAGTGTTTTTAATTCATTTGTTAATTCAGTAGTTTCTGTTTTAATATTTTGATATAGAGTAATATAGTTAGCTAATAACGCATCTGTTGCATTATCTGCAAGCTTTTGACGCATTTCAGCAACAGTTATTTCTTTATTAACTTCAGATAAAGCGTCACGTATAACTGCAAATAAACAATCGCCCTTGCCTTCATTATCAATGAGTCCATAATTATTATTTTGCATAAACCGATTAATCCATAATAAAGGTTTAATTGGGGTATTTTTATATTCTTTTTGTTCTTCTTGAGCATTTTGTATTGTTTGCTCAGAAAGAGGTTTTAATTTTCCACTATCTTTATCTTCATCTTCATCTTCATCTTTATCTTTATATTTATCTTCATCTTTATATTTATCTTCATCTTTATCCTTTGTATCTTTTTTTTCCATTATTTCATTTTCCTTTTGTTCTTTTGAAATAAAGGATTTAGTTACAAAAGAGTAGGGTAATATTTTATTAATTAAAGTTAAATCAAGCATATTATCTTTATCAACTACATTTATCATTTCCGAAACTACAATTTCATATATGCCTATTTGGGCAACTACTAAAGATTCTTTTACTAAATATACAGGATAATAAATAATATTTTGTTCAACATAATCATATTTGGCCATTCCAACTGCAATATCGATATCAACACCAAATAATGATATCTCATATAATTCGGTTTCATAATTAATATCTTCTTCAATTAACGCATTTTTCTCGGCATATTTAATATTTTTATCTAATATAGAATTTACCATTATATATAATAATTGTTTATATAATTAATATAATAATTATTATATTAATTACTGTTTATATTTTATTTTAACAACATTTTATTTTAACAACATTTTATTTTAACAACATTTTATTTATTCATAAATTGAAATGATTTAAATAAATACAAACTTATTCATTCAAAGACGATAAAATTAACACGATGACTACTACTGTCAAAGATATTAAAGAACAAAGTAATACGGATTTGGCGATTTTATATGTAGAAAAACTTCGTAAGAAGCGATTGCAATGGAAAAAAATTGAAAAAACCTTTGGCGATTTATATACACAGGTCAAACAGAATTATTTAAATTTAAATCCCGACCATCAACGTGATGTAGTTCATGATGACAAATGGAAGTCGGAAATTTTGCACAGCCAAATTTATGATGGGGATATACCCGATGTATATTTTCATCCGGTTTCGGGTCAAAATGGTTCACAACATTTTGATAGTCTTGACGGAAAACAACGGTCAAGTGCTATATATGAATATATAGATAACCAATATAAATATAAACATGATCAACCTTCGTTTATGTTTAATAAAAAATTTTCAGAATTAGAAGAAGTATTCCAATCCTTTTTAAAAGATGATTGCTCAATCACTATTAAACAATCTTTACGCACTTTAAATGATAAGGAAATTCAAACATTTTTCCAAAAAAGACAAACATTTAAAGCAACCACATGTGGAGAACATCTAAACTCGTGTGTCACAAGTCCAATCTATTCAATTGTAAAAGAATATATAAAAAAACCCGAGGTAATGAAAATACTTGAATGTGCTGGATTTAAAATTGAAAAAGGACGATATAATGCATTAGAGGCAATTGTATACATACTCAGGATATATAGTAATCACAATGATGATGAGATTGATTGTAGCACAGATAAAATAAGAAAAT